TCTCTAAAGTATGTATGTCATATCCATGATGCTGAGCCAGATTGAAGTTCAAATAATAGTAGTTAGATGTACTATTGTGACTCAGCATTAGGTAAAAAAATCTGAGATACCTTCTAGTTCAATCTTTCTTTCATTGCCTTTTTTATTCGTATAATTTAGCGTATGTTTATATGTTGGGATAGTGTCAAAGAATTGAATGATCTTATCAATCTGATCTTTACTCATCTGTTCTAAAAAGTCAATCTGCTCTTGTTCACTATGTGTGTTAAACTCAATCACTTCATCATCTGTAAATACTTTATCGATTGTTGATCTAATAATGTTAAATGTAGATCCAATCTCATCATCTGGCTTCATAAGTCCAACTGAATTCAGTGTTGGATACTTCATCAACAAACCAATGTCCTCTGTGATCTCAATTGCTGCATCATGTTTTGGATCAACGTTGAGTTCGATTGTATCGAGATCAACTTCAAAGTCATAGATCTCACCATCTTCATTATCTTCATAAGAAACTTTGACATTACTACCAACGCTTTGTTTACGTAACTGCATAAGCAGAAACTCAATAGCAAAATTTGGAGCTTGTTCAATATCAAAGTCACCATCGACAATACAATTACCAATTACTTGCTTCATTGCAAGAATAACCTGTGCAGAGTCTTCACTCTGTTGAGCAAGAAGAAGAATCTTTTCTTCTTTCATTAAGTACGGACGTAAAGTTAACTTTACATCCAGTACAGGGACAGTCACATGAAAGATAGGACTGTCAATTTTAGGCAAAGCCATTATATAACCTCATAAATTAAAACTGAAGAAACCCTCCGGCAGTGATAACATCAATCGCATCACGAACGCCTGAAGGCAACTTGTCTTCTACTCCGAATGCCTTGAACCCAGTTTCAGGTGCACCGTTAATTTGAGCACCGATTCTAGCGTCGATGCCTGTTAAAATATTAGGGAACTTACTATCGCTAGAATCCCTTACTGTTCTATCATACCAAGCGGTATATGAAAACTGTGCTCTTACTGCATTGATCTGATCATTCAAAGCCCAGTTAAGGCTCACTGGATCTAGCTGAGTAGGATATGCATCCTTAAAGAAACACTCATACGTAACATCACCAAGTTCATTGTAAGCTACAATGGCCATTTGACATGCATAGTTTTCGTGGAAGTTGACCAGATGTGTTCCACCTTGGTTTTCAGATCTTCCGTCTGACTTCTTGACGATACCATCGAACCAAGAAGACAAATATTTGTATTCTCTATAGTCACCAGAAAGAATAAACTCAACACCTACTGGGGGGAATGGGTTGTAGCCTGTTGGCATTTGTCTGGCATTACCAAATCCCATAGGACGGTGTTGGATTACATCCAAGGTTTGACCTGGAAGTTCAGTAGCTTGTGTTCTGAATAATAGGTATGAAGCGTTTGAACCAGCAAGCATTCTTGGTGGTGTAATGTATACAGCAAACTTATTTGCTCTAGCTACACCACGTTCAAGGTTTGCCTTCATCCGTTCAACGTTTGGAAGACCGGTCTCAATAAACGTATCATTCCTCACCTGACCGGTAAAGATACTAGCAATACCAGATACGCCTTGAGTTAGAGCACTGGAGACATCGTTGACTCTCCGTGCTTTCTTTCTAAACGAATTGATCTTCTCAAGAATACTCATTACTTAGCCTTTTTGACTGAATCCTTATATACAGTATTTATACTTGCTTTCTTAAACCTTTGAGTAGGCAACATTAATGCAATGTCCCACTTTTCAGGTTCAATAAACAGAAACCGTGATGTTACATTACTAAACAAATATCTCTTTATACAAGCCTTATAGGGACCGAGACTAGATATACCTTTCATAACTTCATATGAAGCAGCAATCTTTGTTTTCTCATCCATAGTTGCCTTATTGGCTGTTACATTCCACAGAGCATCCATCATCTTAGCTCTAAGTCCTGGAGGTAGATAGTGAAGATTCAATCCAAGGAAGCTCTTAGATGAAATGTCTATAGGGATGCAAAGTGGAAAGGTATCATAATAAGGTAGCTTATCTTTTAACTTTGGATTATAGGTGAACATAAACATTCTTCCAGGTAGCAGCTTAGTCATAAGTGCTGACCTATTGCCACCCATCAACCTTCCTGGTGTTACAGATCCAGTTGACATGTTTTCAGCTTCGCCTCTAAACCAATCTCTAGCGGCAGCTGAAGCTGCTGGTCTATTAGGACTATTCAAAATCTTATCGAATACGTAACTAACCATTAGGTGTTAGATCCTTCTCAGTCATTATAACAAATCTCCAGTCCTTCTTCTTGCAATACTGTTCAGCAGCTTCCCACTTTGCTGAGTTGACACCCCATGTCTTAACCTCACTGAGATACCTTCTACTGACTCTACCTTTTGGTGTGTTCTTCTTAGATATGCTTGGAGGCTTACATTGCGATGATGGTTTAACCTCTATCAATACATCCTCTACAACACCATTAGGACCCTTCTTTCTCACCCAAAAGTCAGGGAAGTATCTATGCAACTTGCCATCGATAGGTGATCTATAAGGAATAAAGAACTCTTCACTACTCCATTTAAGAATATTATTGTTCTCATCAAGGAATTTCATAAGTCTAAGCTCTAAACCAGACCTATAAATAACATTAGTAGGATCCCCTTTGTACTTAGTGGGATTCTTTGGTCTGAAGTATCCTTGGTGATATTTCATATACTTATTTATAGGTCGAATAAATGGCAGATGCTACGAAGAAAACAGAAGAACCAGAGATCCTCACCAAGGCTAAGAATACTGCTGCCGATGTTGCACAAAAGAATGCTGAAGGATTGGCTGGCTCAGGCTTAGATGGTGCTAAAGCAGAAGCAGAAGGATTTCTTGGTAAGGCACGTGGTATATTTGCAGATCTAACCGAGACTGATGCTGGAAACATTTTTGATTCTGTCGATGCTAAGGCCAAAGAATTAACTGATAAAATTAAAGAAAACGAGCTCGGTGGTAAACTTCTCAAATCTGGTGATAGACTTTTGGATCTTGTTGATCCAGAAGGGATTGTAAAGGGTACAGTAGGTGAGCTGGATCAACTAACAGACAATCTATCAGAGTATACAGATTTAGCTGCAGGTAGGAAATCATTCAAAGACGTTTTTGGAATGGTTTCTGGTTCTGGGTTTGCTCAAAGAATACTTGACAATGCTGCTAAAGGTGAACTCAAAACATTCTTGATGCCTGAAGATTACGATCCAGACCTTTGCTTTAGACTGGATATGATTAAGTTCAATCGTCAGTCAGTATTTGACCCTGTAAGAGCAACACCACAAGCAACATTTATATTTCCTCTTCCAAAAACACTCTCCGTTGGACAAGGTGTTGGATTCAAAAGCGTTGAGCTTGGTGCTGCAGGTGAGGTAGAGGCACGTCTTAGAAAGAATGCTGACTTCTCAGGTAGTATTGGAGACATAGCTGGTAAACTTATGGGCGAAGTAGCAGGTCAGGCCGCATCAAGTTTATATCGTGCAGGTCTTCAAACAGATACTGGTAAAGCAGCATCAATGGCGTTAGGGTTCATTCCTAACCCCCATCTTGCTAATGTCTTTACAGGTATGGAGATGAGGACGTTTACGTTTTCTGTAAGTATTGCACCTAGATCACAAAGAGAAGCTGACACACTCAACCATACATTGGATCATTTGAAGTCGTACATACTTCCAGCTGTATCAGACAATCTTGTTACTATGGACTATCCACATGAAGTAGCTCTTAGCTTCAGTGAAGCTGGATCTACTTTGGTTGATGGTGGGGTTGAAGTGGGTAAATATAAAACACCACTTGATAGGTTGTTTAAGTTCAAACGTTGTGTGTGTACAAACGTAACGTACGAGATCAATGGTCAAAGCTCACAACAGTCATTCTTTGACGATAGATCACCAACAGAAGTAACAATCAACTTCCAGTTTACTGAGTCGCAAATCCAAATGGCTAATGATTATGGTCATGGTCCAAAAGCAACTAATGCTCAAAAATTCCAGGATGCAGTTGGAAGCAAACTATCTGGTGTCTTAGAAGGAGCTAAAGATGCTAGAGATGCAGCTAGAGCAAGAAACGCAGAACAAGGTAATCGAAGTGGTACGTAATGAGTTATTTTAAGCATTTTCCTAAAGCATTATATTCAACTGATAACTTTAAGACAACTGATCTTACAACTAACATTGTTGCTAGGTTTAAGTTCTTAGATGAGGTGATTCAGACTGTTGATGCATACTATCCTGTGGTTATAAGAGATGGTGAAAGACCGGATACGATTGCAGATAAATATTATGGTGATTCCAAGTACACATGGATCGTACTTGCGTTCAACCAATATATTGATCCACAGTTTGAGTGGCCACTTAATGATGAAGAATTCAAATCATTTATCAGAAGAGAATATGGAGATGTTGCTACAGCAATGTCAACGGTAAAGTATTACTACAAAACCTTAAATGGTAAAAAGTACATCGTAGATGAAAACCAGGCACACACCTCTGTAGATTATGTGTATGACTTTGAACGTAATCTAAATGAAAACAGACGCAACATTAAACTGCTTGACAGACTACTGATTCCAAAGGTAGAAGCAGCTATGGCTGAGATATTTAAGTAATGTCACAACTACAACAAGCTGGACTGAGACTAGATGAACTTATTCTAGTACCTGCAACCGGCGAAGAGCTGAGTCTTATCAATGTCATTAAAGATATTGAATTGGTTGAGGATATCAACCAATCCGTGATGTATGGTATGTTAACTATTATTGAGAACAATAACTATGTTGAATCATTACCTATTGTTGGAGAAGAGTTGCTGAGAATACAATTCTCAAGTTTGAATGATCCAGAAGGACCTACAATCAAGCTACAGTTTAGAATCAACAAAGTTGAAAATCTTAGTAAACCAAAAGACAAAACATTCCAATATTCTTTGGGTTTCATAAGTGAAGAATATTATGATATGGTTCAGTTATCTGTCGATAGAGCAATGACAGACAATCCTGATAAAATAGTAGCTACATTAATCAAAAAAGATATTGGTTCGGATAAAAAGATATACACAGAGGATACTAAGAGGAAACAACACATAGTTTTTCCTAGTATGTCAGTTGGACAAAGTATTAAGTATTGTGGTTTCAGAGCTGAGTCGTTAGAGGACAATGACAGCAATTATAAGTTCTTTGAAACTGTAAGAGGGTTTAACTTTTGTTCTGTTGGTAAACTGTGTAAAGCAGAACCAGTCATATCAATAGAATATGGATTATCAACTGTTGAAAAAATTGGTAAACAATCTAAAATACCACACAATGCTTTTGGTTATACGGTACTAGAGAAAAGTAACACATCTAAAAATACATACAACGGTGGATATAGAAACAGCGTACTTTGCTTTGATCCTTTACTAAAGAAATATCAATACAAAGAAAAGAATTACTTTGAAGATGATAAATTTCTTGCTAAAGTTGAAGCAAAGCAAACAAATAGAAAAAAATTCAATGAGGTTGTAGCTAAGGATGGAGCATTGGAATATGCTTTCATCACAAATCTACGGGATAAGCCAAGAGCAAATTCAAAAGACGATAGTGACAAACTACCAGAGGCTTATGGAGACTTCTATCTCAATAGACAGATGTCGAGAGTTCATATCGATGATACGACACTTGGAATTTCTATGCCTTTGACAACGCGGATTGCTGCTGGAGATGTTGTACGATTCAACATCCCTAAAGATAACAGTACACCTGATGCTGAAAACAATGACAGATATCTTGCTGGTAAATATCTAGTAACGAAAGTTAGATATCTTTTAGGTCCTGAGAAGGGTATTGTGGATCTGGTTGTTAGAAAATCTGGTTATAGTAATCCAATTGAAAGAGCAACATAATGCCTGTTAATGTAGATGAAAAGTTCTTTGGATATGATGGCTTCATCTGGTTCGTTGGAGTGATCGAAGATCTGAATGATCCAGAACAAGTATCTCGTGTTAGAGTTAGAGTTATTGGTCATCACACTGAGAACAAAAAAGCAATTAAAACTGAAGACCTTCCATGGGCTCAGGTAATGATGCCTACTACATCAGCAAGTATATCTGGTATAGGTCATAGTCCTCATGGACTCGTTAAGGGTTCTTATGTATTTGGATTCTTTATGGATGGTGAGTATGCACAGCAGCCTGTTATTATGGGTACATGGCATGGTGTCCCTCAAGAACTTGCTGATAAAGAAAAAGGGTTTAACGATCCAGATGG